AGTTTTAAATTAGTGTTATAAGCTGTATTGTTTTTCACTAAACAATTATCTTCAAATAATGATACTACTTTTACAATTATATTACTATTTTCAATAACCCAATCACCTTCTTTAATTTCATCATCTGAGATAAGATAGAGTTCTTGTGGTATAGGTGTTTTCATAAATGAAGCTGTACCTGTATATTTTACAAGTATATTTGGTCTATCTACCTCGATAATCAAATCTCCTATAACTAATGCTTTTTTTGTAGCTAGCATAACTACTTTTACTGTCTTTTTCATGTGTTCTTGTTTTAAGTTAATGAATTAATAAAATATACCAGCGTGTTCAACATAGATGATTCAGTCTGATTGACCTCTTATCTACTTCCCTCATTAAGCCTGTAGGCACTGGTATTATTTAAAGAACAGGTTATGAGAGGTATTCCAATATGTACTCTCTTACGAGACCTCTACAGTTAGTTTACCTGTTAATGCCGGTTCATCTACAGGAGGTACCCGTAGACTAGATAATTCAGGTGAGCGTTCCTTTGAACCATAACCTAAGAGTCTTACCTCTATCTGAAGTCAATCTGTTGAATTATAGCAAAATCCTCAGCTAATTTTAATCTTCTTTTTGGTATTTCGTTTAAGTTTATCTTTTAAATTATACTTCTTTTAATTTGAAACGATTATCCATTTATTTATAATTTGAATGCTGCACCTTCTTCATCATCTTTCTTTTTAGGTTTACCACCTTCACCAGCATCACCAGTTCCTTCAGCATCATCATCCCAATACTTTTGGTTTCTATCCATTTCACCTTGTGATAAGAATAACCATTCTTCAATTAAGAATTTAGGGTGGAAATAAGGTTTCTCTTCTCCATCTCTTATTGTTACTAATTCTTTCATGGCACCAATAAACTCTGCAGATTTTGTAAGTAAATCCATTTCCTTAGTTCTCTCAAATACGTTGTCCTTATTAAATCTAACACCTACTTGAGACTTAAACATTTCATCATCCTGTAGATCAGGAAAATCAAGAATCATTTGAAGGTATAAAGGCTTAGTTAAGATTTCTTGGAATATAGATCTTAATCTGTTTATGAATTTAGAGAATCTAATTTCTTCTCTATCTACTTGGTCAGAACCCATTGAGTATTGACCACCACCTGCAGCTCTATCAAAACGAGCAACTGGAACTTTTGAATCGACTCTAAGTTTATTTTCAAAATATCCAAGAGCTTCCATGTTAGAAAGATCTGGACCTTCACCACCAATAACTTGAATGTCTGTCTGTTCACCATTCTTAGATGGGAACATATAATTTTTATAGAACTGAATGTTTGGTCTACCATTAATAAATAATTCTCCTGAATCATAATCCAATCTAACGTCTTCTTTGTAGATTGACATTAATTCTCCTAATGACTCTCTTGCTTTTTGAGGAGACTTAGAACCAATAGGAACAACCATCTTTAAACGGAATGATGAATTCATTACGTTCCAAATAATTCTAGTGTGTTCCATAATTCTTAATAAGTTAAAAGATCTAATTAATCTTTCAACATAAGAAATTCTAGAAATAGAATTACCCTTTGCATAAGAAATATAAATGATTTGAGAATCATAAAGCTTTCTTTTTAAATGCACATCTTCTTCGTGCTGATACCAAACACTTTTAAAAGTTCCGTCAGGTTGTTTCTCTACAGCAGGTCTAATTGTTGTAGCATCAATCTCTTTGAAACCAATAATCTTTTCACCGTGTTCATTATAAATAATTTCAAAAGCTAAAAATCCGTCAACCATTAATTGGTAAAATAACTGCCATGCTGTAATGTCATCATTAAAATGCCAGTAAGCATAAAGTCTTTTAAAGTTATCTTCATAAGCTTCTTTTACTTCTTCACTTATATCTTCATTGATAGGAGTTTGATAACAAAAGAATTGTCTTTCATCTTGTATGATTGCTTCATCCGTGATTGTATCAAGAATCCATTGTATCTCTCCATTCATTGAAAACTTTCTCAAGAATTCTCTTCTCGATTTATAGTCCTTATCAAAGTATGCAATATATTTTTTAACGCTTGTATCACTTAATGCTAAGGAATACATAAGAGCTTCATCTCCAATAACTCCTTGTTTAAGGAATTTTGATTCTGTTGTTCCAACTGCTTGAGAGTTTTTAACAACCATGTCGTCGTATCTAACTCCTAGATTTGCAATCTCTCTAACTCTCGATTGAATGTTATTAAAAAGCGTATTGTTTGAAATTCGGTCAAGAAAACCTGCCATGTCTTAATTAGTTTTTTTATGATCCACCCTGAGATTGCTTAAATTCCTTTTGCTGTTTTTTAATTTCTTCTTTCTTCCTATCAGCATTGGTCTTAATCTTCTCGCTGAGGTTTATCTCAGGCGGGTTCGTCATTCTTTTTATATATTCACCATAAAGTTCCTTGGGCTGTTTACCAGTTAATCCTCTTGTATAAAGAGGTATAACAGTAACCCAATCTTCATAGTCATATACAGCAGGCTTAGCAACGTTTCCTTTTTCATATACAGAAAAAGCCATTTGCCATCCCAGCTTATCAAAGATCTTCTTAGCTACATCATAATTTAACTTAAGGGACTTCTTTCCCTTTCTGCCTTCATTGATGTTATCCTGATTTTCTTTAATGATGTTCTTATAGTATTTGTGTACCTGGTCAAGTAGAAACACTCTGACCTTTGGTGGCATCAACATGAAATCGACTCCGATCTCATATATCTTTTTATTTGTTGGATTTATAAATTGCCCTAACGATAATAGAATTGGTCTTCTATTTATTACCGGTCTGTTCTTATTAGGAACTTCTTGTGTGACATATAAGAATGAATAAATCTTACCAGCTGTAAAAAACTTTTCTTCAATAGTTTCTTTTCTTGGATTATTCGCTTTGTCGTCTTTAGAATATTTATCAATGTACAGTTTGAATGAATCATCTGCTGCCTTATCAAGGCTTTTCATTTCATGCAGATGATCTTTCCAAATTTCAGATGGCTTCTCCATTTAATGTTTTCACTTTTGTTTCTTCCCAATGTTTCATTGAAGCTTGTGTCAATGTTTTTGGGAACTGTTGCTGACCAAGATAAAAATCTTCGTAAGCTTTTTTCATTTTAGTAGCACATTCAAAAGGTGTTACTGCTCCAACTCCTGTTCCAAGACCTGGTATTGCAACACTCTGTATTTGTGGATTCTTTTTTAATGCAATAAAAATCGCTTTAGCAGCAAGATATACATTAGCTGACATTACAGTATTAGTCATAAGAGCCATTGGAACTCTCATTGTAGGTGCTGAAATTAAATAAGGAAAATCAGCATGGTCCGTTGGAACTATTAAAGATTGTCCAACCAATAATTCACTATCGAATTCACCTCTAATTTTTTCTTGAACTCTCTCCATAACATGCCATCCAAGTTCTTCTGAAAGGAAATAATCTATTCCACCATTCATAAAACCAAAACTGTTAGCAGGACTAACTATGGCATCACAAGGTGTTTCGAATATAGAACCTTGGTTAATTACTATCTCAACATCTGGTGTTGTTCCTACAACATCTGCCCAAACTTCTCTCCAAGCTTCTACCATCGGCTTGCTTATATCTACTAATACTATTTTCATGTTTTCTAATTTTAAGCTAATATACTAACTTTTTGTCACATTTAATAATCTACGAGGAGGTACGACATATCTTACATCGGTAGGCAGATATTGTTCTACATCAGTAGGTGGATATAATGGATATTGTTCTTCCATCATCTTTTCCTCTTCCATTTCATCGTATATTAAATCATCTGCGTGTTCTTCTATAAATTTATCTAGAAGTGCATTCTCATATTTAATATCAAGTATTATATTTTGAATGTGATCTATTGATTGCATAATTAAAATAAAAAGTGTTCATCACAGACTGCAAACTTGCAGCCTCTTTCTTCTGCAAATTTCTTTGCTGCCAAAAACTTGGCTCTATTTACGAGAAGAGTTTTTAGTTCATTGTTGTAACGTTTAATCTTCTTGTCAGTCTTATTTCCTTCTGTTATCATCTTGCTTAATCTAAGAAGCTGTTCAGTTGTTGGAACTTGCATACCTGGCTTTATTTCAATTAACCATGATTGCATGAAATCTTCTTTCTGAACTGTGATGTAGAAGTCAACGTAATAATTGTGCTGAGCTGGTTGATATTGACCATTGACAAGTTTAGCACAAGGATTAATATATGGAATTCCGACTGGTTCAGAACTCCATTTACTAATGTTTGGATGAATATCACACCAAGTCATGAATCTATGTTCCCACATTGATCTGTATATGATCTGATTGAAATCACCTCTATACTTCTCGGGATGTGTTGGTTTAAAATAGCCCTGCTTAAAAGAGCTATTTTGATTTGGTTTTAGATTCTTAATCTTATTCATGTACAAATATACTAATTATATGTTGTACACTCCATCATGGGAAATAGAAAGCATTTGACCTGCTTCTGGATGATGTAACTTCTTCCAGCCTTTAGCCATTCCATTCTTTGCTATTTGTGAAAAATATGCAAATGCATTTGGAACTTTTCCTAAGTCATACATTTTTTGTGCATCGAAGTTTTTCCAATACTTTAATAAATCTTCAATAGCAGAAGCGATACAATCTTCTCTGTCCATTGGATCTTTGTACTTTAATTTCTTCGACATTTCATTTGCAAGTCGTATAAACATATCCACCGCTGCAGGTGTTAGCTTTCCGTTCTTTTTTGATTCCATTATTTCTCTGATGAGATCAGAATTTTTTACGTATACTGCCATCTATTTGGATGGTTATTTTTGAGAACATATCTATAAAAGCAAACCCGAGTTGTCGAGACAACCCGGGTCTTATCCTTTAAAAGGGACTATAATAATTACTTTGCTTCTCCTGACTCATCGTCAGTTTTTTCTTCTTCTTTTCCAAGTGATTCGGCAAATTTCTTAATTTTTTCCTTTGCTGCTTCTATAGCTTTGCTTCCTTTTGTATTCTCACCACCTAATAATGTTTCAAGATCTTGAATTGCTTGTAACGCTGCCGCTACTTTTGCATCAGTATCTTCACCTTCAGCTGGTTTTGAATCTTCCACTTTTAAGTATTTCTTTGGAATTTCACTAACACCGTCTTTAGCATCTTTCAACTTGATCGGTTCATCATCTCCCGATGATGTATAACTTGCTGCATCTATTTCAACTTGATCTCCTGCTTTGAAAGGCCCAAGATCTAACGTGATTGTTGCGTTAACAAACATTGCATCTGCCGGTTTTTCTGTGTCTTCACCTTCTGTTCCGTGTGCTTCCTCGTTTTCGTTATTCTCTTCAGTTGCCTTTGGAGCATCAGCATCTACTGGTGCTTCGTTATTTTCTATGTTCTGTTCTATTTCGCTGTCGGCATCTTCAAGATCACTGAGCTTTCTCTCAGCTGTTTCTCCGTCGTCAAACAAGATAGAAAACATTTCGTCGTTAATTGCGGTTACTTTACCACACTTTCCTGAAACTTTATCTGTTACTTTTGAATCCACACCGATTGACTCGGCAAGGGTATTTTCGTTTTCTTTAACTTCTTCTTCTTTAGGCTCTTCCTCTTCTGGATCAACATCTGTTGTGTTGTCTTCTGGTTTAACCTCTGCTGGAATTTCTCCTGCTGTATCTGCATCAACATCTACAACAACTGCATCTGTAGTTGCTGCAACTGGAGTTGGAGCTTCACCTGCTGCAGGAGTTACTGCAACTGGAATTGTAGCTGGAGCAGCTTCACCTGGAATAACTTGAGCATCACTTGGACCTGGAGTTAAAACTGGGGCAGCTGGAGTTTCAGCAAGTATAGCATTTGAAGTCTCTACACCTGGAGTTTCTCCTTTTTGAGCACCTTCAGCACCTGCATATCCTGCATCAACAACTTGTCCACCTGTATCTGTACCTGCTGCTGCGTTAGCATCTATGTGATCATTTCCAGCAATTGCAGTTGCAACAGCTTGAACACCTTCAGCACCTAAAAGACCTGTTGCAACAATAGCTTCTGCTTCTGCTGGAACTGCAGCTTCTGGTTCAACACCTTCTTCTGCTGCTTCTACTTCTACTTCAGCATCATCTGCTGCTGCTTCTGGAGCTTCTTCTGCTTCAACTTCTTCAGTTGGAATTTCTTCAACTTCT